CTTCTTTGTCGCCATACGGCACCCCCTTTATTTTAAAGGATTAGGCGCCATACTGCATCGGGAAGGTCAATTGGAATGTATCGACCGTATATGGTGCATCAACAACAATTTGCGTGTTGCTTATTGTGGCATCCGCCCCGGAAACGCCAACGGTTCCATCGATTCTCGGATAGATATAGCCCGTATCCGCAGCACCGGCATCCGCTGCATTCGCACACAGCCTGAACCAGGACGCGGTCCCTGCAACAAGCCCAAGTCCGGACCACACTTCGTCAGCGCATTTAGCTATCACTCCAAGAGCAGGATCGCCGAACTCAAGGCCGGAAGCCTCTGCTCCGGCCACAAACGCCCCAGACGAAACGGTCAGCTTGACAAGCAGCGTTCCCGCCACAGCAGCGTCCGGTGTGGCGGGCTGCGCCCCAGAATAGATGTTGAGAACGCCATTCTGAAAGATGTCTTTCAGGGATCCACCCTTGGCAGCGCAAAGAACTGTCGCTGCGGCGAAGACTTCCCCTGTATCAACAATATCAGCATCGATCGTAAGCGTAAGTGCGGCAACCGTATTAACCAATTCGCCGGTAACAGCGGTATCGTTGGCCTCGGTGGTAGCACCACTTAATGTCAGCTTGTCACCCGCGACAAAACCATCGGTGATAAAGCTTCCGCTTGCCCTTGTAAAGGTGTCAGCAAGCCCCTCACCACCATCTACGATGGTTAGGGTTTCGCCAGCTCCCGCACAAATCGCGCTGACCGTTGCCTGAAGGCCGATCATTTTATTTCTTACTGCTGTTGAAAGTCGTAAAGCCATTTTCTTTCTCCTTTATGGATTCATATTGCCGATATACATCCCGTCCCAGATCAAGCCTGCGCCGGAAAGGGCTGATGGCAAGTCAATCTTGTCTTCTGTCAGGTTGTAGAACTGGCCTTCCGGGCCTCCCGCACACGCACCCTTGCTCGTAAACCAGGCCGCGCAGAGATGTCCTCCGGCCGCATTGATTGAAGCACCGCCCCCCTGCATCGGGGTTATGGTCCCATAGAACTTCACATCGGACCATTCCAGGGCCGGGTAGTCCGCGATCAATCTTTCGGACATCCCGTCCGGGTCGGTCCCGGCGATGAAAAATGTATTCTTTTCGGTGCTTACAAACAGGCCGTCTACCGTGGCCCGTACCATAATCACCGGGTCTTCAAATTCGATAAGGTTGCTGGCCAGGTCGAATGTCGAGAGGTTGAACTGCTCGCTGTACCAAACGACACGGCCCTGGGCGATCCACATCCTTCCCGCGAAATACTCCAGGTGCGTACCTGTTGGCGGGTCGGATAGTTCCCTGTCTGTCTCCGGGCCAACATAATCCCCGGAATTCCAGACATAACTCAGGCCATCGAAAAAGCCCCTGGTCCTGACCTTGCCCCGCTCGATGCCGTTCGCATAATAGATAGCATCGTCCACCTGGACGTAGCTTACGAAGGCACCCGGCGTCATGTTGCGGATTGCGGTTGTTGTCCAGTTCGGATGCAACACGCAGAGGGCGTCGTCTTTGACCACCATCACATCGCCGGCGTCACACCAAAGGCTGTGAAAGCTACCGGTTATCCGCTCGGTGCAGCCTTTCTTTCTCGACACCCTGCCGGAGTCATCGATCTCAATGTTCTTACAGGCCCCCAACTCGTGAACCCCAGACTTCGGATTGTATAAAATCCGCGCCGGGTCGAGCTTTGTGTTGAGGCCCGAAGAGCCTTTAAACAGGGTTATCCGGCTCGACATCCTTGCTCTCCTCTTTAGGAAGATCCTTGTAGGCAATCCCGCCCTGGGCCATATAGCCGATCTTGGATACCCGATCCTCTTCTATGACAAACTGAACATTGATAACTCCGTTTCGTGAGACGTGGATCTGGCCATAAAGATAGCCAAACAGATCCTTAATAATTCCATCGAGGCTCGCCTTGGTAGCTGCTGCCCGTTCCTTTTCTTCTTCGATGCGTTTCTTTTCGTCTTTGCCCATCAGATAAAATTCCCTTCGTCATACTCATAATGAGTTGGCCTTGCATCCGGCTCCCCGACAAACGCTTTAAGCTCGGCGATCGCGCCGGCAAACAGATTCATGTGCTTGTCTGTTTCGGGGGATTTGCCGGAGATGTCCTGCTCGATGTCCTTGAAAATGTCCCAGGCTGCGAAGTTAACAAGCAGATCCTCCTGAAGATGTTCCGGGATTCCGTCTGGGCTATCATCCCGGCTATCCTTCATTAGAACCGGCTTGCGGTAAAAATGAAGGTCCAAGGTGTCCGAGGTCGTGGGGATTCCCTGATAGTAAAGGTTGGTCCCCCTGACGCACACGTCGTAAACATCGTATGCCTCGTCCAAGCGCGGATACTTCTGGAGAAACTTGATCCAGGACTCCATGATGAAAATCTCTTTGTCCTGGCCTTGGGACGCCACAAAGATCAGCCCCCGAAGCTTGTCCACATGGAAAGCGTTGGCCTCCGTAGAGGGCAGCGCTACATATGGGTCCGTTCCGGTGACCACCGTGGCGGACGATTTAAGGAGCGGAAGGTCAACCCCAGGCCAAGCGGCGACCCTCCGAAGTCCTTTGTTGAGTCGAGCCAGAACCATCGGGTTGTCGTACGATGAGTCCAGTACCTTTATCTTGACAAGCTCGATAAGTTCTCGACTGTTCATGGTTACGCCACCCTACACTTCGGATCCAGTTCGAGGATCAGAGAGAAGGTCGCGGCTGCGGTGACTTGCGTTACCGTAAAAACCAGCACATCGCCCGCGTTATTGACAGTATCGCCCTCGGTAACATCCGCCGTCCATATGCCTTTCGCGTTAGCAGCTATGGTGCTGCCCCAAAGAAGAACACCGAGCGTTGTGCTTTGGGTTGCATTGGTAAGGGTTACGCTTTCGGCATCACCAGGATCGACGTTCACGGCCCCGATGAGGTCCCTTACGGTGCATTTGTAAGGGCAAACGAAAGTATAAGGCAGCGCGCCTCCCGTTGATCCAAGGCAATAAACTGGAAATCTGATATCTTCGTCCATAATAAACTCCTTATATAAAGTTTAGGACCGGACCGTTTCCGGTCCTATTGGGTTACGATTACGCAGGCTCGGTCAGGCCAGTTCGCCTTACATGAGCCTTGCGATGATTGGTCGTCAACTGACCCAGGAACCTCTGATCGGCCGTCCAAACATCGGGCTGATCATTGTTCGCCTTCCATACCGGCGGGGTGAAATTGTACATACTGTGGGCGCGAAGCCGCAGATACCGAAGGTTCATGCAGTCGCAGTAACCGGCGGTCTGTCGATCGTCCGCAACTACCGGTTTTCCTTTGAATAATACGTTTTCAAAACCCGCATCCGCCAGGTCCACGTCTTTATATCTCGCCTGCACCTGGAGGGTTCTCTCGAACCCGTCTTTCAACAGATCGGTTGTGACATAAAGGTTGGGCTTGTCCTCATCATTCTGCCCGATGTTCGGGGTTCTCCGGCACTCCTGGAGAGTCTTGAACGATATGGGAGCCGCCGTGGTAATGACATTGGCTTTCCAATCTGCCATGTCGTCTTCAGCGATCTCGCCGTACGCGGTTGAACCCGTGGTGTTAAACAGATTGCCCAACCCCAGGAACGCGTAGCTGTCGGCTGCGCTCGCATAGATATCCGTACCCATCTTCTTTCTGATGGTCTTCTGGATATTTCTGATCTTGCTGTTTGCCAGCTTGACCATGGCAGCGCTTCCAGCGTTTTTGATCTTGTCGTTCAGGTCGATGGTGTTTGATGCAAAATAACCCGCCCATCTAAACCGGGCAGCATTCAAGATGTCGATCTTGGCCTGTGAGATCTTCGTCACATTGCCGTAGGTTCCGCTGTTGGACTCGGCGTATTCCAGGATGGTCCTGATTTTCATACCGCCGTCAACAGTTTCGGAAGCCTTGACCAACTCATTTTTCAAGTTGCCATTCCCCAAGAGCTTCCACAGAAGCACGTTGTCCAGGAAGTAAATATCCGTGGTCCCGCGCTCCCAATAGTCCAGGGTAATCGCATTCAGTTCGTCGAGTGTTAAGGCCATTTGAAACTCCTTTCAAATATTGTTAGGCCTACCCCCGCATCTTCGCTATCGTTGCAAGCTGCTGTGCTTCCAGCTCGTCGTCGGACATAGGGGCCTGCCGCGTTGGTGTTCTGCTCGCTGGCCCACCTGGTTCGTCCAAGACCTTCTTGGTCGTCTCTGTTCCCTTTGCAAGCTTCTCCTGCATCTCCATCCCTTTCTTGGTCGCCTGACTTTCCTTATGCATAAAATAGGCAATGGTTTCATCGATGAGCATTGGGCTTTTGGCCATGTACTCCTGGGCCAGCCCGGATTCCACAAACTCCTGATAGTCAGGAAAGTCTTTGTGCCATTGCATTTCTGCTGCCTGTGCGTCCTTGTCGAGCAAGAGCTGCTGTGTCTTCTGCTCCGCTGCTGAAAGGGTTTTTGCCATTGTCATCTCGGTGATCAGCTTGCCCTGCGCCTCCATGCCTTCGGAGATGGAGATGGTCCCGTCATCGACCTGGGTGCGTATGTCTTTCAACGCTGCCTCATAGTCGGTCTTGGGTGCCTCACCCGCAGCCTTGGCTGCCTCGGCT